TAGACATGAATTAGGTGGAAGTGCGGCTTGGTTTGAAGTATTGTTAGCAACCGCTGAAAAAGATAGAATTAAGACTTATGTTAGTATGTCAATTCTAACTGATACGGCTGGTGCGTGGACAAGTGGTTCTGAACTTGTTATCGGAAATGATTATAATGGTATGTTAGATGAGTTCCGTTTATGGAGAGTTCCATTACAACCATCTAAATTTGAAAATCATACACTTTTTCCTGATGCTATAAATGGTAACTCATATACATCATCAACTGAAGATTTATTATTCCGTTTGGATTTTGAATTACCAAAAGATAGAACGAAATACGAAAATATTGGAATTAAAAACGTTGCTATAAATACAAGTTATGGTGAACCATTTGCAGCAGCTGGTATTGGATTATTTTATTCAGCATCTTCATATCCATATCAATATGAAGTTTATGAAAGAACTGTTACTGCTGATGTTCCATCTTTAGGAATGGCTTATTCAAATAAAATTCGTTTTGAAGATACTGAATTAGTAAGTGATTTATCACATAGAGTTAGAGCAACTAAAAAATCATTTGATAGAGCTCCTATTGATTCATCTCGTTTAGGATTATTTTTCTCTCCAATTAAGGAGTTAAATATGGATATCTTAAAAGCGTTTGGTAAGTTCAATATTGATAATTACATTGGTGACCCATCAGATGAGTATAAAGATAATTATAAGGAGTTAGAAACATTAAGAGGTTATTATTTTGAAAGATTGGATAGAAACTTAAATGAATATATTCAATTAGTTAAAAATGTAGATAAATCTTTATTTGATGTACTTGCTAATTTAGCACCAGCTAGAGCAAAGGTATCTAAAGGTTTACTAATAGAACCTCACTATTTAGAAAGAAGTAAAACTCGTTGGGATAGACCGGTAGCTGAGCAAAATAACTATGATAGTTCAATTGATACACAAGAAAACGTAAATATAGAATCGGAGTATAGAGCTTATAATTCTGAATTGGATGTTGATAGTGGAGTTAATTTAACTATGGATGTTCCATCTTATGATACTGAAATAATACCAATAGATGATACTTCTTTACAATCAGAATATTTAACTTACGATAGTTTAATAGATACCGCAGAATTAACTTTAATTGAAGCTGATGCACCATTTTATGATGTTGAAATACAAATTCCAAACGGAGCAGCTTTAACTGGTGAAGCTGATGCATTTAGTTTCCAAGCAATTGGTATGGATGGTGATTCACTTTCTAACTTAGGATTTGGATTGTATGCAAAAAATGGTGTTGGTATTTGGAGAAGATATGATATATTTGGAAATGTAACACAAAGTAGAACTAATATGTATCTTGTTAAAGAGCAATATACTAAAAAAATATCAACTCAAACCGCTGGTTGGCCTGTTAATGGGGCTTTACCTGGTGAGCAGGTTGTTTACGAAAACGTTCCAGTTACATTTAACAAATATAGAGTTTCATTAATGCCATATAGTGGTAGTGTTTCGATTGGAAATGATATTGTGGAAGTTAAACCACTAAATGGATATTTCCCAACACACTATCGTTACACTAATAATTTAGGAGAAGGTATGATTCGTTCATTCTGGAAAGGTTCTCAACAAACCGCATCAACAACGCCTGATGGGTTAAGTCCGGTAGAAACATTCACAACTAATCCTAATATTCTTAGAGTTGCTAAGACTGGTAGAGGTTCGGGTGAACCAATATTAGAGGTTGATTGATAAATTTGTAAAAAGGTTATATTTATAGATAACGAAAATAAAAGCATTTGTCTTATGGCATATTTAGATAATACAGAAATTACAGTCGATGCAATTCTTACCAAAAAAGGTAGACAAAAATTAGCATCCGGTCAGGCATTAAACATCACCAAATTCGCTTTGGGAGATGATGAAATAGATTATACATTGTATGAACCAGCACACCCAAAGGGTTCAGCATATTATGATTCGGCTATTAGAGCCATTCCAATTACCGAAGCAACACCTGATGAAACTCAAGTGTTAAGATACAAATTGGTAACTCTTCCAAAAGGAACTACACAAATTCCTATTGTAAGATTAGGAATTCCTTCAATTGGTGTAACCCAATCAGAGGGTGGTGTGGCAATGACGCCAACTACTTCTCCTGCTGGAAACACAAATGCTGGTTATACTATGGTATTAGCAGACCAAAACTCTGGTACATTAACTGTAACTAGAGGAGCAACGGCAACAGGTACAATTCCTGTTTTCTTGGGTGAAGAGGTATCAACAACAGCGCAAGTTGTAAATGGTTTAGAGTTTAAGTTTACTCCTAATCCATCATTAACTTATGATGTATCAACAACAATTACTGTTTATGGTAACGAAACGGGTGGTTCACAAACTATACCAGTAACTGTAACTTATCAAGCATAAAAAAATAGAGAAATATGGCACTTATTACAGACCCTAATATAACCGCCCAATTAGCAGACTTGGCTAACACTGGCACAATTGATACTAATGCGATTATATCAATTTTGAATCAGGCGTTACCACCATCTCAGCAATTATCGGCTGGTTCGGGTGTAACTACTGGAATTTATAAAAGATTCGGAGATTTTGATAAAGTTAATGCTAAAGTAGAAGTTGTAACTACTGGATTATGGAGCAGTGATTCTGGTTCATTAGCATCATTCTTTACATCTTCGGCACAAACTTTGGCTACAACAGGTCAATATTATTACAACGTATATAACCTTAATCCGGTAACAAACAATTCAGCAGAAGTTCAATTTGCAGTAGCATATGGACACGTTAATGGAAGTGGTTCAGTAACCTTAGATATTGATGATAGTTCATTGTTAGCAACAAAAGCAACTTACGCTCAATATCGTTCAATGTTATTGGATGACCCAACCCAAAAATTCCAATTTGAAAACGGAAGCGGAATCGCTACGGATTCTAACGATATCTACATCGTAAATGTAGCTAGAGCTAGATTCAGAGAAGAAATGGATGCTGGTAACTGGTCATTAAAATTAACTGGTGGAAGTGGTACTTTCACATTCATTGATGATAGTGGTAAAAAATTCGGCGATACGTTTGGTAAAGCTGGTAGAGTATTTAAAATTGTTAGTGGTTCACTTAATTTGGGAACTCAAAATGAAGCAACTGTAAATACAACAACCGCATCAAACGGACAAGGATTTGGTTTATTCTATCCTGATAGAGGAATTATAGTATTAAACCCAACCGCAATTGGAGTAACTGTTGGTACAATTGCAAACGAAACATTATGGACAGATGATGGTGCAGTTATCATAAGTGGTAGCGTAACTCCATCAACACTAACAACAACAGAACAATTCAACCACGCTAGATTACTTCAGGCAATCCGTAGAGGTGGTGATTTTGAAGCAAGAAGAACTGAAGATGTATCAACACAACATTTCTTCGTAAGAGCAACAAATAGAGAATTTAACTATTCTAACAACCCAACGTATGTGAATACTGATGGTAGTTTTTCAGAACCATCTTTTGAATCAGACCCAAAAACATTCATTACAACTGTTGGATTGTTAAATGATGCAAACGAAATGATAGCAGTAGCTAAAACATCTCAACCAATTCCGAAATCATTTGATAAGGAAGTATTAATCAAAGTTAAACTTTCATTCTAATTAAACCTTAAACTTTTAATATGAAATACCCCCGAAAGGGGGTTTTTCGTTTAAAGAATATTTATACTAAACCTCGAATTGAATGATAAAAGAGATTCCAAAATCGGATATTGTTGTAAGACCACTTAAAGTTTATAAAGAATGGACTTTAGATGAAAATGATATTACGCCAATATTTGGGTTAGAAGAAACGGGTTCTTTATTCGATACGGATACTGATGAAAAAAGTGCAGGAGTCCATAGAAGAATTATATATGAATCAATAAAATCTCAATTTTATACAAATGCATCAACCGCATCTATTTTAAGTGAAGTTGGTAGAAGGGAATCCTATGCATCTACAAATGAAAGGATACTGGAAACTGAATTTGCGTTAATAACAATACCTCAGCAAAAATATGGTGAAGGACTTAAAATAGGAAGTGTGGTTTTAACAGATGAAACATTGGGAAGAACATATACCGATGATGGCTACTCAAATCTTATAGATAGTGGTAGTAATATAAAAGGTAATATATTTTATGATAGGGGATTTGTAATTTTAACTAAAGATGTAGTAAGTGGTTCTATTTTGAATCAATTTACATTGAACTATCGTTCAACTGTAACGATATATGAAAATGAAATCTTCTTGTCTGTATTAGAAAATGAATTCAATGTTTCTCAAAACCCAAGCGCTGTTGATTGGAGTATTGATAAAAGTACTGGTAAGATAAAACTACATACTATTCAATCTTCTATAAACCCAACTAAATTTGGTGGATTTGATGATTATGAATATAGTTCATCGATTGACCCAACTGGTTCTTATTTGGCACCATATATTACAACAATCGGATTATATGATAATGAAATGAATATGGTAGCTGTTGCAAAATTACCACAACCAATTAAATCATTACCGGATTATCCTTTAAATTTTATAGTTCGTTTTGACACATAAGGTTATATTTATATAAAGTTAAATACTAAACAAAAATGGCAAGTATCTTAGAAATATACGAAATGGGAGTACCAAAAACAGGTACCGCTAATACTAAAGGTGGTGATAAAACCTTAATTGAAGCTGATGGTGGATTGAATCTATCAAAGGATGAAAAAAGATTAGAAAAAAGTAGAGGTGGTAAATTAAATATTAAAAAATACTCCGATACTGTTATAAAGAAGTAAAATCAATGAGTTGGAAGTTTAATGGAATAGAGGTTATAGAAGAAAACACACCAGAAGGTGCGGTTGGTTTTGTCTATAAGATTATACACACTCCAACTGGTAAATTCTATATTGGTAAAAAATCACTTACTTCAACTCGTAGATTGAAACCACTAAAAGGTAAGGTCCGTAAAAGAGTTGTTAAGAAGGCTTCTGATTGGGAAAAATACTATTCTTCAAACGAATGGATTAAATCTGAAGTAAAAGAAGGTAGAGCTGGGGATTTTGAGAGAGAAATCATCCAATTCTGCTTTAGTAAAAAATCACTTACATATTGGGAAGTTTGGTGGCAGTTCAAATTGGATGTACTATCAGACCCACAATCAATAAACGAAAATCTTATGGGAAAATTCTTCCGTAAGGATTTACAATAATTAAATTTATGCAAATACCAGAAATAGCTAAAAAGTACGGAATTTCCGAAAACTTTCTAAATTCAAAGGAAGATGCGCATACTATTGCAGCAGCATCTCTTTTAGACCTTAAAAAAATGGTTGAACAAAATCAACCTAGAGAGGTAATAGCTAACAAATTACAATTCTTAGCGGATTTCCTAATAGACATCAAAAATTCTAACCATTAAATTTGGTTATATCGAATAGTTTTTGTATATTTGTGGAAAGTATATCCATATTATGCTAAGTGGGAAAAACAGGCTATCGGTAATAACAATATTAGATTCGGCATTGGGGGTTGGTTCATCCTTAAAGGGGAACGAGCAAGCACACTATTGTCCTTTCTGTCACCATCACAAAAAGAAACTTCAAATAAACATAGATACTCAACAATGGCATTGTTGGGTTTGTGATGCGAAGGGTAAACGGATATCTTCTTTACTTAAAAAGGTAAAATCTGATTTAAAAGATATTCAAAGATTAAAAGATATCTATGGTGATGAGCCGGAAATATACATATCCGATGATTATCCAGAAAAGTTAGAATTACCAAATGAGTTTAAACAATTATACTTTAAACCAAAAGGTATTAATCCATCATATAAGCAGGCAATTCATTATCTTAATAAAAGAGGTATAACAATAGCTGATATTGTAAAATATAATATTGGGTATTGTGATAGTGGTGATTATGCTGGTAGAATTATTGTACCATCATATGATGAGAATGGTGAACTTAATTATTTTGTAGCACGTTCATTTTATGATAACAACAAAATGAAATACAAAAACCCACCCACAAGCAGAAACGTAATTGTATTTGAAAACCAAATTAATTGGAATGAGCCAATTGTTTTGGTAGAGGGTGTATTTGATGCATTTTCGGTAAAGAGAAATGTAATTCCTTTATTGGGAAAATATCTTTTACAAAAGTTAAAAGATAAAATTATAGAAAGTGGAATTAAAGAAATAACAATTTTATTAGATTCCGATGCAATAGAAGATTCTACAAAGCACACTAACTATTTTATAAAAAACGGAATTAAAGTAAAAAACATTATCCCATCTGATAAAGATGCTGGTGAAATGGGATTTGCTAAAGTAACAAATTTAATAAAAGAATCATCCGAAACTAAATGGGATGATTTGATTTTAACTAAATTAAAAAATCTATGAGTTTGAAGAGAATATACCATATAGCTGATATTCATATTAGAAACCTAAAAAGACACAAAGAATATCGTTTGGTATTTGATAAAATGTTTGAAGAAATCCGCCAAAGAGGTACGGAAGATTCAATCATTTATTTGGCTGGGGATATAGCTCATGCTAAGTTAGAAATGTCACCTGAATTAATCAAAGAGATTAGTTGGTTATTTACTGAATGTTCGAAACATTGTCCAACAATTCTTATTGCTGGTAATCACGATTGTAATATGAACAATTCGGATAGATTGGATGTACTTACTCCAATTGTAGAAGCATTAAATTTGACTGATTTTCATTATTTGAAAGATACACAGGTTTATTCAATTGGTGGTGTTGATTTTTCAGTATTTAGTATTTTTGATAAAAGAGATAATTGGATTACCGCAGATAAGATGTTTGGTAATAAAAAGATTGCTTTATTTCATGGACCGGTTGATTCATCACAAACCGATGTAGGTTATGTGGTAAGTAGTAGACATTTTACAACTGATATGTTTGATGGATATGATTTAGCCCTATTGGGTGATATCCACAAAAGACAGGAAATGATTTCTCCAAAAGGATGTAAGATTGTTTATGCTGGTTCATTGGTACAACAAAACTTTGGAGAAACCCTTGATAAGCATGGATTCTTAGTGTGGGATTTAGATACCTTTACTTATGAAGAAGTTGATATCCCAAATGAATATGGATATTATACTTTGGATATTGATGGTGGTATAGTGCCTGATGTTACTGATATTCCAAAATATGCTCGTTTAAGAGTTAGATTATCCAACACCGATACGGCTGATACAAAGCGTATGGTAACGGAAATTAAAAAGAAATATGGTATTGAGGATTTCACTATCATTAGAACGGATTCAATGAATAAATTGAAAACCGGAAATAGAATATCAAAGCTGGACTTCGAAGATATAACCGATGTAGAGTATCAAAACACCCTTGTTAAAGAATATCTACAAAGAATGATGCCATTCATATCCGATGAGGACTTAAACGGAATTGAGGACATACATAAAGAGATAGCTGGAAAGATTCAAAACGATGAGGTAATTCGAAACATAAGTTGGAAGCCAATAAAGTTCGAATTCAGCAATATGTTCTCCTATGGTGAAAGCAATAAGATTGACTTCACTAAAGTAGATGGACTGATGGGATTATTCGCACCAAATACAGCAGGTAAATCCTCCCTATTTGATGCAATCTCCTTTTGTATGTTCGATAAGTGTAGTAGAGCATATAAAGCATCCCACGTTATGAACAACCGAAAGGATACCTTCTTTTGTAAACTACACTTTCAAATAGATGGAGTAGATTACTTCATCCGTAGAGAAGCCAGAACTATTAATAAGGGAAAGAACGTAAAGGTAGATGTGGAGTTTTGGAAAGAAGTAGGTGGTGAAGTAGAATCACTTAACGGAACGGAACGTAGGGATACCAACACCGTCATTGAACAATACGTTGGTAGATATGAGGACTTTGTACTAACTGCCTTATCACTTCAAGGTAACAATGCTCTCTTTATTGATAAATCACAATCCGAAAGGAAAGACCTCCTTGCTCAATTTATGGGATTGACGATATTTGATAAGCTGTATGAGGGGGCTAGTGAGGAGATTAAGGAAGTGGCAGCACTTATCAGAAATTTTAAGAGGACGGATTTTACGACAGAATTGGCGGAAAAAGAAACCGACCTGAAAGAGAAAAAGGTTAGATTGGATGAGTTGAATAATGAGATTAAAGAATTCAATAAATCTAAAGATTCTATACAAACTCAAATTTCTGAATTAAACAAATCCATAACACCAATTGATAAAAATCTTAACATCAAAAAATTAGAGGATTCAAAATCTGATTTGGTAACTAAGATAGCTAGTGTTGGAAATCAAATGGATGAGAAGGTATCTAAGATTGATGAATATCAAAACCTATTGGGTGAGGTATCGCAATCAATCAACCAACACGCCGAAGTAAATGGATTACCTATTGATGATGCAAAGAAACAATGGGATTCAGCTAAAGGTAAGTTAGTAGAGATACAACAACAAATAGATAAATTAGAAACACAATAC